GGTCAAGCAACCTTTCGACAAACTGGAACATATCAAGGAGCGCGGGCTTGACTTATTCGTTGATGACCACTGGGAAACGGTCAGATACCTGCGCGAGAACGGCGTCAACGCTTTGCTTTACAACGCTCCCTATCAGGTCGGACACGACCACGAAGATTTACCGAAGATATACGATTTGAACGAATTAGCAAATTATGAACAAGAACTGTCTGCAAATAGCCGATGAATTGGTGGGCGGCGACCGAAACGCCGATTACGGACACCCGATTGAAGATTTCACGCGCACCGCTAAAATGTGGGGCGCGATTTTAGGGGTCGAAGTCAAACCCGAACATATCCCGCTCTGTATGATTGCAGTCAAAATAAGTCGCGAATGTAACAAACCTAAAGCGGATAATGTGATCGACATCTGCGGGTATGCGCGAACTTTGGAAATGGTGAGGGAAGTACAAAATGACCAACTTACTTGAAACCATCATCGACGCCGTAATCAACCCACCGCAAAAGCTCTCCGAGTTCGTGGAGGCTGATGCTGACGGCAATTTATACTTCCACAAGGAAGATAACACCCCAAAGATCACTCTAAGCCGGATATTGAAATTGGCGAAGAGTGAGAAGGGGAAGAAAGTGATAAGGAGATATGCGGAATGGATAAGAGATACAAATCGGAAATCGAACAGGTCAAGGAACTAGGCGAGCGCATCGGCTACGGCAATATGATGAGCATCGCATCAGGACTGTGGGCGCTGATGCTCGAAAAGCAGTACGGCATTACATCAGGCGCGTTTGTGCCGACCGTCACAGGAATGATGAAGAAGATTGACGCCAAACGCGCAGAACTCGAACGCGCAAGGCGCAAAGAAATGTTTAGGGAGGCGGGATTTTGATGCCAATGTACGAATATCATTGTGACAAATGCAACAAAACAAAGGAGTTACTTCTCAAACGAGAGGGCGCTAAACAAACAATCAAATGCGATTGCGGGAGTGAGGCTGTGAAAGTGATAAGCAGGACGGGGACGCCGCAGATAAAGGGCGGGACACCGATACATTATGGAGGTCGGGGATAATGGGGAAAGTGATAGCCAGTTGCGGACACGAAATTGCCGATGCCGTCGGTAATCCGATCGAATATCAAGACTATGACCGTCAAGGCGAGGAATGCACGGTGTTTAAGACAGTCTGCGATGATTGCCTTGAATGGTATCTAAGCGAAATGAAGGCGAAACGAATATTATGGACAGCAGTTACGGAAACAAATTAGCGGCATATCTTGGATTGCAATTACTATTGCTGATCGGCGGAATTGTCGTTTTAGTTATTATTGTGAATTACATCTGGACGTGGATTTTTAACCACATTTCTATTGCAATCAAATGATAAACCTTGACCAAAGATACATTTTAATCTTAATCGTCGTTGTGTTAGCGGCGGTTTGCTGCGTGAGGGTATGAAAAACAAAGAACAAAGAATCCGCGAAGCGATTATTTATTTGCAGAAGAATTTTCCGGACTCATTCTATTTCTGCATTGCGTTCGAGGGTGCTGATGAGTTGATTGCCGAAGCCTACGACAGCAAGCAGATATTTAAGATTCTTGAGCATTTCCGGCGCAGAACGGAAGAGTTTCGGGCGTTATTGAGAGACCAGATATTGGGAAACGCGGAAAATAACTGATTAAGGACAAAAGGAGAAAACGATAATGCAAACACGAATGACTGCACTCGCACACGATATTGCGCGTGATCTAAAGGCTGTGCGTACAAGTGAAAGTAAATGGATACGCTTTGAAGAATCGAAGCCCAACCCGAAAACAAAAGTGTGGAACGTGCTGGCGCTTGACGGCGATGTTATTTTGGGGCGAGTGTCGTGGTTCGGCAGATGGCGCAAATACTGTTTTTTCCCTTCGCCCGAATGTGTGTTCGAGCAGGATTGTCTGCGCGATATTGCGCTATTCATTGAGGATCAGACAAAAGCACAAAGGAAAAAGTAATGCCTGAGAAAAAACCACGCAAACCAACAAAGAAGCAGGAGGCGTTTATTGAGGCAATGGCTGACCCGAACACTAAGTCGATCCGCCAAGCCGCTCTAAAGGCCGGTTATGCGCCATCTACGGCTAATGTAGAGATATATAAAACCGTAGAAAACCCTAGAATCAGTGAGGCTATAAAGGAGCGCCGAGCAAGAGCAATCGCCCACCACCAAGTCACGCCCGAAGAAACGCTCGGCTCGGCAGTCTTTCAGATGCGCTCATCCATTGACGATGTTTTAGATGAAGAAGGCAGTTTCTCTATTGAAAAAGCGAGAGAAACCGGCGCGATTGACCTGCTCAAGAAACATAAAGAGACGCGCAAAACTACCTTCAATCCCGACACGAAACAGGTTGAAACTACCGTTGTTGTTGAGGTAGAGATGCTAACAAATCAAGACGGGCGCAAAGAAGTCGCTAATTATATCGGGCTTGAAAAGTTCACGAATGAGAGTTTGGAGAAGGCAATAATACTCTTCAAAGCCCTCATCTCTTGTTTCCGCTTCACCTACAAATATGATCCGACACCCAAAGACATCGAGGATGCGATTGAGATCGTGATCGAGGATTATCCTGATGTGGATAGGAAGTTGTTGAAGGCGTGAGAGCCTTTTGGTCTTTGACAATCAGATATAATTAGAGTTATAATTTCACTTGTAAGTTAGTTTATAAGTGAGGTTATTTAGTATGGCAATGACAAAAGCGGAGAAGCAATATCTTGAAGATGTTTTGACGCAGTTCGCGCTTCGGCACACGCAAGAAGTTCTACCGGACGTTCCGCCGCCGCCCTGCGGTAGTCCGTTTGGGGCTTTAACCAAAGGTTTTTTGTATAATTCGTACAATCAGCAGATTACTAAGGCTTGCTCTTCGTCGCTCTATCATAATTTCAACAGCGATGAAAAAACGAACGCGCAAGGCGAGAAATGGCTGTTCTCGACCAAGATACTCGCGCTTAAAGCAATGCGGTATGAGATGGAGCAAAAGTTCGCCCGTCAGTTGCGGATTGTGGACATAATGATCGAAGAAGCGGAGAAGGAAGATGCTTGAGAAGATTGAAGTCTGGAAATGTAAATGCGACAACAAAGGATGCGGGCACGAATGGGTGTCCGCGCTCGAACATCCGCCGACGCATTGCCCGAAGAAAGGCTGTCCGAATCCGACCAAATGGAACAGCGGCGGCACGAAGCAGAAACGCGGGAAGAAACCGATCAAGGCAGAGAGCAAGCCGTTCGTGGATGATTCAATCGTTTACGACACGGACTTCGGGGCTTAGCACCGCGCCAAACAAAAACAGTCTGAGTAGGAGAAGGAAAGATGAAGTGGCTAACCAATCTGCACGAATTAGAAATTTACAAGCCGGAAAACCAATCTTGGCTGAAGGGTAAGACAATCGGACGACCGAAAGCCTCCGACGTGTTTACTGTCGAGGAAATGGAAAAGGCGGGCTATGTAGGAATTTATGTGGAGGAGTCCAAATGAGCGAAAAGTGGAAAGTAAAAGGCGACGGGTTGATTACCCGCGCTGATATTCCTTACCTTGAAGGGTTAAGGGATTGTAACGTCGAAGGCGCGGTGAAACTGATTGAAGCGATTCAAAAGTATGAGGAAGTCAGGATTTGGCTGGAATATTGATATGTGGACTTTAATCTGGAATCTATCTGAATACACCGGCATCCCCCTCGGACGTTTCGCGCCCTTTGTGTTTGAGAGGATGATCGGGCGGAAGGGAAAGAAAATATGATTTATTTATTCGGCGAATCGGATCACAACGCGGACAAGATGCTTTATCTCGCGCTAAAACAGGAAGGATTTAGGACACTGAGCAATGAATAAAATGCTAACCATCGCCCCCGGTGTTAAAGCTGACCTGCGCGGCGGGGCGGAGGTGTCGGCGAAAGACTTGGAAGCAAAAGGTTGGCGGGAATGGCTGACTACGATCTTCCCGTTTGCGTTTGAGGACGAGTTCTCAGCCGACCACGCTAAATATTGGGATTTAACGTGGTCGCTTATTCAGCGCATCAAACAGCAGCAGAAAGGCGAGGACGTATTCGTTCACGAGGACGAGTGGGTCAAGCTGCTCCTGCTTGGTCGGGGCTTGGGCAAGTCATCGACCATCGAAGCGGCGGCGGTAATGCGCGGCGCGATCCTGGACGGCGGCTACTGCCTCTACGTTTGTGAGGCTCAGGATCAGGCCGAGGAACATATTTCAAACTGCAAGATTCTGATCGACCACGACGAATCGGAACTCTCTAAATATTACCCGCAGATGGTCATTGAAGAGAACGCCGTCATATCGGGAATGAAGCTTAAAGACCGCTCAGACCTCTTTATTACGAAAAACGGATGGATATGCCGCGCCAAAGGCTTAAACGCCCGTCTGCGCGGTTTACGCATCGGGCAGAGACGCCCTGATGACATCAAGATCGACGACATCGACGGCGTGAACGATTCGATTGCCGTCAGCGTCAAAAAACTCAAGCAATTAACCTCGTCCGTGATCCCGACGCAGGCGCGACGTTACGCGACCATCGACTTCGGGCAGAACCTCATCTCCGATACGTCGGTAGCGAATCAGATTTACAAACAGGCCGACGCATTGGCGGCGCGAACCGTGATCGGCGTGACAAATACGTTCGTCAAATTCGTTGAAGGCGAGGACTACGTGTCTTACTTGGACGAAAAGACCGGCAAAGTGCGCTATCGCATCTTGCCGAGTGCCGAACCGACGTGGGCGGGCGTGGACATCGCGCAGGCGCAGAAGTTCCTTAACGATTCGGGCATTGATACGTTCTTGGCGGAGTATATGAACCGCTTCGACCATCAAAAAACCACGCACGTATTTCACGAATACGACGAGGAAAGGCATATTATCGGGTGGTCGGACTACGAAAAAGTGTTCGGTGTCCGCCATATTCCGCAGCATTGGAGGGCGAAAGCGACATCGGACATCGGCTACTCAAAAGAATCTCTCTCAGCGTGGGGATTCTACGCGACATCGGCGCAGAACAGCCCTCTGCCCGGACATTATTTTGGGTATCGGTCGCTTACTTTCTGCCAAGATTCGATTGACGATCAAGCCGAAAAGATTTGGGAAGAGATGTTCCCCGACTACACGACCGGCAAGCGTCATTTAGAGGCAGCGCAGGCGTTTGCGGAGTACCCCGAACTGTGCAGACTGCTCCGAACCAAGCCGAGATGTCAAAACCTGCTCGCTAATTATGCCTATAACGCGCAAAAGAACGCTTTTGAGCCGCGTTTGGAGACGGAAGAGGACAAAGCCCTGTTCTACGTCAAACAAGCGCAGAAAACCTTTGAATCGCAAATCGTGCAATGGTCGATCTCGCACGAAAAGACCGGCGAACAGAAAACATTGGCGCAGAAGTACGGGATTCCGGTGATGAAAACGAAGCACTACGGCGCAGATGCGGGAGTTTCGGAAGCAAATCACCTGCTGCGGGGCGACTACACCAAACCGCACCCGTTCTACAAAGACGAATTGCTCGAAAACGGCTTGTACAAGCTCGGTCGGCCTTATATCTATTTCATCGTTGAGGACGATCAGAAGCAGTCGCCGCGAGACGACAAGGGACTGAAAACCTTTCGCCAGCAGATCAGAAATCAGCGGTGGACGCAGGAGAAATTGGGCGAACAGGGTTTGAGCAAGACGATTCCGATGAAGGTCGAGGCCGATCATTGCGATCAGTTCAGAATGTACTGCGTAGATTACGTGATCCCGCAGGCGACCGAACTGACAGCGAACGAGCAAATCGAAGCCGCAATCCCCCAAGAACTCCAACTTGCGACCCTCATCAAAAACTCCCCGTACAAAAAGGGACTGACCGACACGCAGCAGTTCGCAAGAGATTTAGCCGTCATCGAAGCAAAGGAAGTTCTCGGCATCGAAGACGAGGACGATGATTTGGAAAGATGGGAAAGAGAAGGAGGATGGTAGAACTATGCAAACACACGAACTAGCGTTTATCGCACACGAACTAACCAAAGGAAAGGACGACCCGCAGTTTCATTTATGCGAGCCGACCTATAAGGACACCCGCAAACACGAAGTCGAACGATTTCTTGATACGGGAGTCGCGAACAACAAATTTGAACTCGCGCTCAAGGGCTTTGTCAGCGATCTGATCGGCAAAGAGTACGAGTGGAGCGACAAGGAAACGGTTGAGAAGGCGCAGCCGAGGGAAATCAAACCGACAAAGAAATGATCGACATCTGCGCCGAATGCGACCACCATCTTGACGACCACTTCAAGCATAACTGCGAAGGTTTGAACGGATGCCCGTACAGTTCGTCGGATTATCGCAGTATGCCGGACGACAAAATGCAACTAACACCTGAAATCTACCGACGATTTGCGGAATATCACCGACATAACGCGGCGTGGGGTATATTCCACGTTCCGCTTGACGACGGCAACTACGAATTAGAGGCGTGGACGGATCGGGACGATGATGATGATCCTATAACGGACGAAGAACGCGCTTTAGCAGACATCTTTAACCAATTAAGTTACAGCCAAAGAAAAAAACTTGGCAGAAAGGCCGAAGAATTAGTAGGAGGACAATACATCTTTGATCGACTTTGAAGAAGCTAAAATCGACTTGACCGCGTATCTGAACAAGATCAGAGCGCATCTTCGCAAGATGGAGAAAGGGAAAGACCACCCGAATCCGGTTGTCAGGATGAGGTGTCGAACCTTTGCGAACCAAGCGGCGGCGGAGATCGGAAATCTGTCTAATTGGAGCAGGGTGCTGCTTCGGGAGATGAAATGATTAAATATTACACTGCCGTTTTAACAATATTGCCGATGTTTAAGGCGGGGGATAGGTTTGTTTGCGTCGATGGTGAGTATTTATACTCTTATAATGCCGCGCCCGGTGGTATTGGTTTTCAGAGGTCGATGTTTGAAAGAAACACCCGAACCTTTGGTGATTACTTCAAAGAGTGCGAAAGGTTTGAGTCTCCCTTTATTACGGCGAGCCTTGCACAGGCAAAAACCCAGCTAACCGACACGACACGACTAGTCGGTGAATTAACGATGTTGGCTGAAAAACTTAAGCAGTTTATTGAGGATGTAGAAGGAGATGAAATGAACAAGGAAACAGCAACCATTTGGGCGAACTTAATGGGAATGCACGGACTTGCGACCATCGCAAAAGGAGATAATATGCAACTATCAAATAACAGAAAACTAATCGCTTTAACACTGTCAAACGGCGACATTCAAAAGGCTGTCGTGCCTACCGACTTTGACAAAGTAGCGGCATACACCAAATACGCCAAAGAGAAATTCGACATCGACGACACCTTCATAATGAACGAGAATCTGCGAAATCTGGTGTGGGACGACTTCGTTAGACAGTACACGGGCAAGGTCGTTCAAAACATCGAATACGCTTATTCGTAAAACCTTGTAATTAACTAACGGTTAAAGTATAATTCCCATACCGGGCAATTCCGGTCAGGCAAGTTTTAGTGCCGTCTTAGGATATTCAATGATGTGAATGTCTTTTAAGACGGCTTTTCTATTTTTAAGGAGATTATTTTTATGGCTTTACACGCTGATGGCAACCCTCTCTCGGTAATGGCTGGCGCGACCGTTCGCCGCGCCGGGACTGTGGGACTTCTTTCGGATACGACCGTCGCCGCCGCCGACACGCTCAACGGACTCGACGCCGCTGTTGACAACGCGGTGGTTCACGCCGATGTTAGAGGTTTCGCAGGTCGCGTCAAACGCGCTTGGCGACTCAACGACGAGTTCACGAACGCGGGAGTTCTGTCCCTCACGACCGTCGCCGGTCTGTACGCGCTCGCCACCGCTTACGGCACGTCGCCGCGTCAGGATTTACTCATCGACTAAATGTTTTTCAATCAACGCCGCAAGCTCGTCGAAGCACGGGAGAACGTCAAATTCTGGCGCTCCCGTGCCGAGTCGTGTGAGAAAAAGGTCGAGGAACTGACGAAACTCCTTTTGGAACGCGATTTCAAGTGGGCGGACAGATTCTTAGTCTCCGTCGCCAAGACCTACGCGATCCACGATGAGGTCAAACGCGACCTCGAACCGTCTCAGCAGGACTTTGACGAAGCGGAGTTGGATGCTTATTTAGCCGACAAGAAAGCGTTCCTGCTTCAATGCGCCTTAGAAGCCTTTCCCGAACCGGAAGCAATCAGACAGTCGGACATCACCTTTCGGAACAATCTCGAATCATACAAGGCGGAGTTTCTAAATAATGCCATTTAACAACGAAAATCTCGCATTTCCTACGTTCGGTGGCCGGAATCTCGCGCCTCTCAAACCCCTTTTGGCTCTCAAGGAGTCGAATGGTGACAAATCCCCCGGCGCACAGCATTATTTAGCCCAAGCCCTCAAAGAGAAATACGACTCTCTGATGAAGCAGAACGAGAAGGCGTGGAAGGAAATGTATGCCGTCGGGCAGATGATCGAGTTATTCATCGAAGGCAAGCAGATATTGGATTTTAACCCCTACACGAACGTCTACACTCCGAGAAAGTTAAAAAATACCGACCCGAACAAGATCAAGGCAGTCAATTTTATGCAGTATTACTGCTCGAATTGGGAAGCCAAATGGGGCGCGAGCAATCCCGATATTGTCATCAAACCTCTCTCGAACGCGGATCAGGACATTGCGCGGGCGCGAAAGGCGAACATCGTCGTCGATGGACTGGAAACGAAGTGGTATTCGGCGTGGTACAACCAGATCGAAGCAAGATCAGCCCAGGTGTTCGGCACATACATCAACAGGGTACGCGAGGACTTCGGCGATAAAAAGAGATTCGCGATCCGCCAGATAATGGAAGATCGCCCCGTGCAATTCGGGGACGGGTTCGGCAAATGTCACGACTGCGGTTTTGCTGGCAAAGCAACCCAGTTCCCCGCCGACAGCGGAATGCCGACCTGCCCCGAATGCAGCAGTCCGGGGGTTGTCGTGGATTCTCCGGTTTCGGAACTGATCCCCCAAATCGTCGGACAGGAAAAGATTTACCTCCCGAACATCGTTTTAGACCAGATTCCCTTCTCCGCCTGCCGTTGGGACTTGCGCCGACGCGCTGAAAAGTCTTCGTGGTTCATCTACGAGCAGGATTTAAGCGAAGGGCTGCTCAAACGCTTCTTCGGCAACATCAAACTGCCCGAAGGCGAGAGTATCAACCGTTTCGGTTTGGACACCATCGCCCGTCTCGCCGCGACCGGATCGCCCGTGTCGGGCAAATCCGCCGTCGGGTTCAACGAGAAGGAGCAGAAGGAGCACAGATTCACACTGACCGAGATGTACCTCTCAGCCGAAGACATTGCCGACATCGTTGTTAAGGGCGAGGCCGAAGGCGCGGGCGAGATGACGGTCGAAAACCAGAGATTACCAATCGGCGCAAGACTCTCCGACATCTTCCCCGACGGGTGCTGTGCGCTCGGCGTCAATGGGATGAGTTTAATCGTCGGACTCTACGGCGAACATCACTCAACGAGTGTTACATCGGGCGTGTACCACGTCAAGCTCTTCTCAGGCACGGGGAGAGGGGTGTCGGATGCGGTCGAGATTCAGAAACGCTTCAACCGGCAGGACTCGCAAATCTCAAGATTTTGGGCGGGACGGGCAACCCCCGCCACTTTGCACGTCGAGGGGGCAATCGCTCCCGACAAAAGAAAGTTATTAGGTCAGCCCGATGTCGATATTCCGGTTAAAATCCAGAACTTTCCTGAGTTTCGATCCCTCGACCAGCTCGTTAAACCGATGCAGAGCGAGAGTATCGGCGGGGATTTCTTAAACTACACCTACACGCACCTGCAAAGTTTTATGCAGCTCGCGTACCACATCACGGATTTCTCAGGCGGTCTTGGTCAGCGGGTCAACAATAAAACGGCGACCGGCGCGGAGATACTCGATGCGAACGCAGACGCGCTCTTTAGCCCCTGTTTGTCGATGAAGGCCGAGGTACGGCTCGAAACCGCGCAGAAAGGCTTTGCAAAGTGGTGCAAAGCGAACCCGATACCCACATTTTTACCCTTCAAGCAGCCCGTCGGCGGCAAGACCGGCGCGGAGATCGCGGGCAAGGACGTTGGAGGCGACTACGAATGGTCGGTCGCCGACGGGTCGGAAGAACCGAAGAACAGACGAACGAAAAAACAGAACGCAGTCACCTTCTACCAGCAGTTCGGGGGGATTATGGGCTACATTCAAGCCAAGCAGATCGCCCCGCAGGAGGTCACTGACGCCGAAAGACTGTTCGATATGGATTTCGCCGCCGAGCAGGTCGATTCCGTCGCCGAAGTGTGCCGGATGAGGCTCGAACAGGGCAAGCAGTTGTTAGGTCAGGCGAGCCAGTTGAGACAACAGGCGCAGGCCGCGTACAATGTTGACCCCGCATCCCTCCCGCCGGTGGATTATATGAGCATTCTGATGCAGGTCGAGCCTTCGATGCTCGTCACCGAACCGCATCAGCAGGAAAAGGTCAAATGGTTCTCCGATCTGCTTGACACGGACGAGGGAATGGAGATGAGCCGGGAAGAAAGAGAGTTGGTATCCGCCTTTATTCAAGGTCAAATGCAGTTAGCACAGGGTCAAGCCCTCGGCATTATGCAGAAACAGACCGAATTGCAGCAGGCCGCCGCCCAACCGCAGATGGAAGCACAGGCCGCGCAAGCCGAGATGCAGAATCAGCAGGGCGCACAGCAGGCGGACGCCGAACAGCAGAGAATGCAGCAGGAAGCGGCGGAAAACGAGAGCCAGCGAGCGCACGAGCGCGAAGGACGGGCGGGAGAAGCCGCCGAAGCAGAGGCGCAGAGAGCGCACGAGGCCGCACAAGCGGACGCCGACCGCCAGCATCAGTTAGAATTAGCAAAATATGCCCAAAGTAACCAGAATCCCGCGAAATGAGCTTGAACCGCCGTTCGACATCGAGATGTTCGATGCGGAACTGTCCCACGTCGAGCGTAAATTCAACCTGTGGCTGAGTCGCTGCGACGATGCGGATGCGGCAGAGAAGGCATTCGCCGTCTTTGAGGAACTGTACCGCAAAAGCGAGATAAAAAGATTGGATTTATTGGGGAAAGAGTAGCGTTTTCACCCACTCCCCAACATATTGACACGGCGAAACAAATAGGCGTATCATTAAGACACAGGGGCAACCTTGTATTTGTATAACGCTTCGGGGTGTAAAGATAGCATCAAAGGCTCATAACCTTTGGGACACGGTTTGATTCCGTGCGGAGCAACCAAACAATTCTAATAGGCAATAAGTGCCGAAGAAGTGAGTAATCAATATTCACATCTTCGGCGCTTTTTTGTTTTTACGGTGGTTTTAACAAGACGCAATCCTTGAAAACCACTTCCGAAGATTGCAACCCAAATATGTTTGATGACGATTACGGCGAGGGAAGCGTGTTCATCCAAACCGCCGAGCCTGCACAGGCTGAACTGGACACAACGGCAGAAGTAACAGCGGAGTCAACGCCAACAGCGGACGAAGCCCCAACGGAAGCACCAACCTTGACTGACGAGGAAACTCAGCAGATCGAGGAGGAAGCCGAGAAACTATTAGCCGACGAGCGCACACCTAAATTCTACCGCAACTACGTGAAGAACGTGTTGCAGCCCAATCTGGCGAAAGCCAAACAGGAAGTAGAAATTTATGCTCCGCTCCGAGACTACGGCGATATTGAAACGATCCAGAAGACTCTGGCGCGAAGTCAAAAGTTAGGGGAATGGGTAACGAACCCTTCAACGGGACTGCCCGAACTCACGACCAAAAACTTTGTTAAGGAAGTGTATGACGAGAAACCCGAAATCATCGGGCAGATGCTCAAAGATTCATTATCTTTGCCGTCGCCGACGAGACAGGGGTGGAATCTGATCCACGACGCGCTTCACGATCTGGTCGGCATCGACCCGACGAAACTGGATGCGATTCGAGAATTTGCCAAGAACGGCTACCAATTGACAAATGGAGACTTTCCGCCGCCGAGCGCGGACGAGTTGGAAGGCATCCCTGACCACCTACAAGGGACGTTCAAGCAGTTATCGCCCGAAGAACGAGAGGAACTATCCTTTCTTTCCGAAAACGTGCGAAACAGCCAGTTAGAACGCGCCCGTGTCGCACTGGAACAGGAACAGCAGCAGAAGCTCACCGCTCAGACGGCAGAAGAACGACAGCAGCAGGAACAACAAAAGGCGCAGGCCGAGTTCCAGTCCGCCGTCTCCACCCGTGCGGAGGAGATATTCCTCGAAGCGGGCGGAACGCTCTTTAGTTCATTTGTCGAATCCCTTGCCAAGAGCGCGAATTTGGACGCATTTGAGGCAACGACCGTCGCTAACACCATCGTCGCGACCTTCAATCCTAACACCTTTGAAGGCCAGCACAGTCTGAAAGCATTAAAGGAGATCGGGGTCGAACCAGACCCGCTGATAACCACCCTCGTCGGGCAGATCGACCAGAACTCGCGAAACATCGCGTATTTTGAGAAGACCGGCGACAAGGCGAGCCTCGAAAGAGCCGTCGCGCAGCAGGTGGAACTCAAGGAAAGACTTTCGGCCAAGACCAACAAGGTCATCGCCGCCGTGACGAAATACAAAGCGAACCGTTCGGTTGCAGTCAACAACGACAAAAACTCACTTCTGGCACAAACGCAAACATCACGACACGAATTAACCACAAACGACCCGAAGCAGGCGGTCGGCGCAGTCAATAGAGATTACTCGGACGAAGCGTACCTCAGCCTCCTCGGATAAACAGGAGATATTATGCCAGCAACATTTTTCGATAACGTCACGGACGCCGTTAAGCAGAAAGTACAGGAACAGATGCAGTTCGTCCGCGAATACAACACGCCGGGATTCTCGGCCTTCAAGAAACGTATCCTCAAAAAGTCCGTCGGCGAAAAGGGCTACCGCCTGCCGTACTGGACTGACCTGCCCGGCGGCCACACCGCTTACACGGCAGCGTCCTCGGATTTCAACGAGCACATCTCCCCGCAGAGCCTTTCGGCCTACGTTTTCCCGACCCGTTACGCGCTGCCGATGCAGTTCGACGAAGCGGTTGTCGAAGACTTCCAGTCGGGCAGTCAGGAAGCGTTTATCAGCCTCAAAGATATGCTGATGAACTACACGAAGGTCGCCTCGAAACGTCTCAACCAGATGTTCTACGGCGACGGTTCGGGTGCGCTTGCCTATGCGGGCGGCTCGATCACCTCTTTGGGATCGCAGACGCTTTCGGGCGAAACGACCGCGAGCACTTCACCGGGACACACCAAAGGCACGTGGCGGCTCGAACGCAACCACTTCTATCAGGCGATCAACACGACCACCGGCCTGCCTCGCGGCACGTTCTACGTCACCGTGCAGGGCAAAACCTCGTGCACGATCAACCTGATCTCCGGCGCGATCACTTCCGGCGATCCGATCGTTGACGTGAACTCGTACAACAAATACTTTCGCGGTTTGGGACACCTGATCTCGTCAGCCTCGCGTGTTTGTCAGGGCATCAACACGGCCACCTACACGGAATTTAACTCATTGGGAATCGACCTTTCGACCACGCTTCCGATCACGGCGGCGGTCGTCGAAGATGTCAAGACGGGCTTGAAGATTCAGAACAACGACGCCGCCGCGCGGAACGGTCTGGTCTGCTTCGTCAACCCCGGTCAGATGTCGTCGCTTCGCAAGCAGGGTCAGAACCTTCGCTCGTACATCAACGGCGTCAACGTTATTCAGGGCATTGCCGACACCTTCGAAGCGGGCGATACGGTCTGGATCGAAGACGCGGATATGGACGTTGACCGGATGTACTTCGTCAACTACGACGAGTTCGGCATTTTGGAAGAACGGGAACTCGGTGTGATCTCGGTGGACGGCAACGAATGGCGGATGCTTTTAGGAGCAAACGGCACGGGTTCGGGTCGTTACCAGAGAGCCATCGGCTGGCGCGGCAACATCTTCCGCAAAGGCAACGCGCTCGCTTCCGCTTATGTTTACCGCGCTTCGGTGACGGGTATTCGCGACCAAACCACCTAAGGAGGAACAATGGCAGCTACTTTAACAATTACCAGAGTCGCGGCACGGGGTTCAGTCGAACCCCTCCGCTCCGGTCGCGGAATGGAGTACATCCAGATCGCGGGCGCTGCAACGGCAGCGGGCGATACCGGCACTTACGTCTGTCAGACGCTTCAAGCCCCCGCGTTTATCGCGGACGGGGCATTCAAAATGTCGGCGTCGGGCGCAACAATCACAGTCACCTCTATCTACGCATTGGGGACGAATACCGTCGTCGTGCCGGTGATCGAAGCAATCTAAGGAGAATAACTATGTCTTTTGCAACTTACGATGGTATTTCCATCCAACCATTCAACCCCGGAGCGGGTGCGACAGTCTCACTCGACACGTCGAAATACTCGTTCTTTCAATGGACGCCGGGAGAAGCCGAAACCATCAACGCCACGACCGGCGGACGAGCGGGGCAGGTGATCCGTGTCCAGATTCTCACGTCGGGCGTGTCGAGCTTCAACTTGACGTTCTCGACCAACTTTCTCGCGACAGGCGTTCTCGCGACGGGTACGACCACCGCGAAAACCTTCCAACTGACCTTCGTGTCGGACGGAACGAAATTCGTCGAGCAGTCGAGAACTGCCGCGATGTAACGGAGGGGAGCAATCCCCTCTCTATCTTATGGACTACAACAAACCAGAAACGTGGAACGATGTGAGCCTGTACGAATCGCCGGTCGATCTGGCGGTCTATCAGGCTCGCATCGACGCTATTTTCCCGCTGCTGCCGAACGGGGCAAGACCCGTCCGCATCGTCTGGATGGCGTCGAAGGAATGTTTTACGCCGTACTACTCGGAATGGGACTTAGCGGGACAGGGAACGAAGACCGAACTTCGCGCCCGCTACCGTTTCGCGACCATTCGCATACCGGGAACGAAGGACTACATCGACATCCCGCCGCCCCGTTTCGCTATCGAGGAATACAACCACCCGTCGCAGTATTACGCGGGCGAAGGGCAGTATTTCGTTGAGGACGGATTGAGAAAGGAAAGACGCCCGCCGATCAAGGAGGGGTTTTATTCAAACCTTTTCACCATCGCGGCGCACAACGACTTTTGCTGCCGCGAAGCAAGAGAAAACAAATTGGTCTGTTGGGGCGAGTACCGTCTGCCGGACGAGAGGGACTTCGAGCGTCTGCGAGCGGCTAAACACCACCGCGACACCGACCCGCTCAACCATCAGAACCCGAACGAGCAGATCAGTGACAAAACGCTGGAAAACGCCGCATTAGAGGCGAAAACACGTATCGAACGACAGGAGCAAGGACTGACCGAGAGAACCAGAGAGTTCGTCGAAGAAAACGCTTACCCGCTGATCGAAATGTTCACGGGCGCGAGCGTCAAAGACAAATTAAAGAAATACTCTCTGCCGAAATAATATGAGTACAGCAACACCACCGATTTTAGAAGATTTACCGACAAGTTACCGACCCGACGAGATCGACCGGCGTTTAACGCGCTGGATATTCTTCGCGGGCGACGTACTCCCGCCGAGCCAGAAACGCACGAGAGCCGATCTCAGGCTTGGAGGGGAATATTTAGGACAGGAATACAAGACCCTTTCGCGCACACGAAATATCGTGACGAGATGCTTTCTGACCCCGATGGAGATCGGGTACGACTTCATCCCGCAGGAGTCTTTGGGCGGCGGCGAAGGCGAAGTCGTCAGGGTCTTACCGTCCGACGCCACCGAAGCGGACAAGACGGTCGGAATGGTCACCCGTTCCCCGCTCGCCGCAATTGAGATTTTCCCCGGCGACCAGATCAAGCTGCTGCTTTCCAATATGCGGTCGAACGATAAGGGAATCGTCGAGGCCGAACCGCTCAGAGGCGTCACTTACGCGGACGCGAAAGAGGCTGGTTTGCAGTCTTTCATCTTCCCGAATTGGGAAAAGATCTGGAACGGCGTGGACAAGCTCCCGAACAAGATTTCGGAGCTTCAAAAACATTTTGAAGGAAGATTGTCGGCAACCGCCGACGCCGACATTAAGTCGGTCATCGAAGCGTGTCTCACGTCCTGCGACATCTACCGCGAATGGGGCAGAAGCATCCTGAAAAGCGCTTCGCAGCTCGTCGCGACCCCGATGACCAACGGATTCGTCCACACCTACTCCGACCTCTGCGAGATGCTGTTCGAGCAGTTGGAGATTCAGCGGACGGATTTGCTGACCCCTGAGTCGCAGATCGCGGACGTGTTCGCGAAGGTCACGCAGGGTCAGAACGTCAACAACGACGATATGAAGGCGGTGCTTTTGAAGATGGCGGAGAATCAGGACTTGCTGATGCGGTTCTTAGCCAATCAGCAGGGAGCATTGACCGCGCCGGTCTGCGCATCCCTCAACGCGGCGGGCAAACCCTGCGGCGCGAAGGTCGTTAAAGAGATCGACGGCAAGTCTTATTGCACGAATCACGGTGAATAATGAGTTCAATCAACGAATCAGTCCAGAAAGTCAGAGTAAATCTGTTCAACCCGAAGGAGCAAAAACCCTCGGTCGAGCAAATCTTCCACAAATTGCTCTACAACTACCAGAACTTCTGCAACGAGTTGGAGAACACGGGACAGGTCTGGACTTACGACTCCGTTGACGTGACCGTCAGCAATAATGTCACCGACTACCGCGTCCCGCGCGGAGGAAAGGTGCTCTTTGTCGTCGCTTACCCGTCGAACACCGCCTATGTGCCGTATTCGATGGAGTTTTGCGATCTGGCCGAGGTTTCGGGGGACTTTTTTCTCTATTCGCCTTTAGATTTCGCGCTAGGCCGCGACTTCGGCGAGGGCGGATGGTATCTGCCGTACCCGTACAAAGTGGCCTTTTACCGCAAAAACGGCGATCTGTGGCTGCGTCTCGCGCCGTACAACTACAATTTAACGTCGATCAAGGTCACTTTCGCGACCGGCAACTGGACGGAGAATATCAGCACGGAAGCAAGTGCCGTTCTGTCGAACCACCACCAATTGGTAGAAGTTCGCGCCAGCATTGATCTATTACCGGGGACGGAATGGAAAGAAGAGGACAATTACAACTTCTCGATGCGCCAGCAGTTGGCGTCGAGTCTCAGCAACGAAGAAGCGCGGTATAAAGCCGTGTTCGATGTCGCGAAACGCAGTCTGACGATGGATCAGGTGAACACGAGGGACGCTTACGGAGATTGGTATTAATGGCATTCGCTTACAAAACAATGATGCGTCAGGCCGCACTCCGCACGAACGGGGTGATCGGCGTTACCGCGTCGCAGATCGAGAGCGCGTACACGACATCTCCGCTGACGACCACCCAAGTCGGCAAGACGGATTTCAACTTCACCGCGATCAAAGACGCCTGCATCTCTTCCGTCGCCCGTTTGGTTCGCGCCTATGCGAACGTCTCCGGCCACCCGTTCAGAAACACCAATCTAACGCAGTCGGCGGCGATCTCGCACAAGGGACTGCTTCCTTCGACGGATAGCTCCGGTTACTCGATTGTCGGCACTTACGGGGCGATCAGAGACACGTCATCGGGCAACATCTGCACCGAGCAGCCCGTGCAGATCATCGACACGATTGTGAGCGATACGGGGGATTTTCTAAAAGATTCCTACTACTACTACAAGATCGCGGGCGAACGGATTTATCACACCTGTTCCTCTGTGACGATTGACGTTGTGACGTTCGACGAAGCAAAGGAACGCACCGCGATAGACAACAACGGCAACACTCCTCTACCCGACGCGCTTTTCGACGCGGCGTGGCTCGGCGTGGTCGCTTTATTAGTCCGCGACGACGAGTTCACCAATCAGGCACAGGCGGCAGAGGTGTACGTCGCCAACGTCATCAATGAGATTCGCAACGGTGCGAGTTCATTTCTCCCCGCTCCCACACTTATCAACACTTCATCGCCGGGGGTTAGTTGATGAGATATTTCTTTTTAACGTCAAAAGACGACCATCGGCGAATGGAAGAGATCACAGACCCGTCATTTAGGCTTCCCGAAGCCACAATAGCGACGGTAAATGAAGAATTAGGCATTACGATCTTGGTTTCAGCGTCTTTCGTTGAAGACGCACAGCCACTATTCGTAATGGCAGCGGCTTTAGGAGGCGGATGATCTATCTGGTCGGAGATAAAAAGTACGAATTGCGCTATTCGGAGTTAAAGGCGGACTTTGAACGGTACTCCGCGATGAGCGACGACGATTTTCTGGCATCTTTGCCGCAGATCATCCACTTCGCGGTGATGATCGGTTATTTGAAGGAATTGCCTTCGTCGTGCCTGTTGGCCGACAACGGGATCATCCACGAGTTGGTTCATTTGCTGGATGGAACGGATGCAGACTTGGCAGAGGTCAGAGAGTTGTTCGATACAGTGTTGAGGTTAGTATGAAAATACAATGGATGGAATCAAGCAACATTACCAAGCACGGTTATTGCGCTGAAACCAAGACTTTAGGCGTGGAATTTAAGAACGGCGGCGTCTATCACTATCCCAACGTCGATGCGGCAGACTACGAAGCGCTCAAAAAAGCCGATTCCGTAGGGAGTCACTTTCACAAGCAGTTTAAGGAACGCAAGTTTAAGAAGCAATGAGCATCAGTCAGAAACAAATTATGCAGCGGGCTTTTCGGCTCGCGAACACGCTCGGCACGGACGGCCACGCCTCCGCGATTATCGACAACCGCGTTGCTATCGAGGATTTGTTCCCGATTGCGTTGAGAGCGGCCTTTGCGGAGCTTGCTAAAGACGTCAGCCAGTTGGCGTCGTTAAAAAGAACCCACACGATCTCGATCACCTCCGGCGTCGGCACACTGCCCGACACGGTGATGAACGAGTATCTGGACAATTCCAGTGCGTGGACGACCGCAAACTCGGATTTGGTGACGTATCAGGAGAGATATTTAGACTTTCTTCGTCCGACCTATCCGCAGTACGGCGCATACACGACGAAAGGGAGTCAATTTCTTTTCAGAGAACCGGATGCGGATTATGGCGCTTTCACCGGCAGCGTTTACCTGTCCGACATTCCGTCCACCATTACGGACGCTATCGACGTTTCCACGAACGTCGCGGAACTGACCATCAAACACTTGACTCAAATGCTGAAAGGGGCTGAATGAGATTCGTTGCGACCAAATACTTACCCACATCGACCCGTTCGGGCGACAATCCCCCGTCGATCCTGCGCGGCAAGAATATGTTCGTGCGCGGGAGGGGCGAAGACACGTATTTGGAATGCGTCGCAAGCCCGCTCGATCTGAGCGAAACCATTACTCCGGTCGCAATCTCAGGAACTATTTCATTTTCCGCCGCGTCAAAGACGATCACAGGGGTATCCACAGCCTTCACAACGGAATTGCACTACGGGCAGATTCTCTGCACGATCTTGGGGGAGATCATCATCGTCGATGAGATCACGGACGACACCCATTTTACCGCCCAAACCCTGCCCCTCTCGACCGGCGCGGGAGTCGCGGCGTACCGGATGCCGATTCTCTTCGAGGTCGGCAAGAAGCGGGGAAGCCTGCTGACGGGAAATGCTTTAGAATTTGACCGGGGAACTATCTTAGCGGTCGGTTCGGGTGTTCTGCGGATCAACGGCACGGCCTTGACCTCATCGCTCACCGCCACCCGTCAGGCGCAGATCGCCCTGTACGATTACAATACAGGCAACTACACGATTCAGGAATTGGGCTTCTCTTCCGTACCAATCGGGATCACCGTCTCCGCCGCCACCGCTCCGGCAGCAAAAACCTTCGTTGACGCGGATGTCACGGTAGCGACCGACAACATTCACATCGTCGGACACGGGTTCAACAACGGGCAGAAGGTCGTATTGACGACGAGCGGCACATTGCCCGCCGGACTGTCTCTTTTGACCAACTATTTTGTGATCCGCATCGGCGCGGACGATTTCAAGTTAGCGACGACCCTTGCGAACACGGTCGGCACTCCCGTTCCGGTTAATATCACCGCAGCGGCGGGCGGCGGAACGCACACAGTTACGCCCATCTCGAAGGCGATGCCTGCGGGTGATCGGTCGATCCGCATCGCAAAAGCGTCCACAAAGCTCGGCACACCGTCATTTGGCAACCCCGGCGAGAAGATCACCGTAACTCTTACGGCAGGGCAGCAGATCGCGATCGCATTTCCCGCGATGGACTCGAACGGCGCACCGACGAACCCGCACGATGCGTGGAGAATCTACGCCAGCCCGTTCGGGGGCTCGGCGGCCACCGCCACCGCCAACGCTCAGTCGGGCGCGTGGTACTACGTGACAACCGTGACATCCTCAGACCTCGGCGGCACATCGGGCGGCACTTATTATCTGGAATACTTGGACGCGGAGATCGACGCTTTAGCGCGTCTCATCACCTTCGACAACGACAAGCCGCCTCAAGCGGAGTTCGTCGGCACGGTCGCGGGGTATCCGGTTCTGATCTCGTGTCAGGGCAAACCGACGGCGGCGAACCCGACCGGCACAAGCCCCGGCGCGTCCATCGTTCCGTTCAAAGTTTCCAACATCGCCGCCGCGCCGCTAGTCCTCGACAACGGTTCGCGCAACGAAGTTCCTTTATCCCCGCCCGAAACCATCATCGGCTTTTATATGGCGGCGGGAAGACTGTACCTGCTCACGGCAAACACCTTGCAAATCGCCGTCTTCACACAGGACGCAGACTTTCCCGTCGCCACCAGACCGTTCTGGAAAACAGGCTTCAAGAATCCCAACGCGGTGTGTTTCGTCAACGGCAGACTGTATGGTTTTACGTCTCAAGGCGCGATGCGCTCGGTCGCGGACGGTGAAGAAGGCGCGGAAGAACACGCTTTCGCGGCGGATGTCGAAGAGATCACGAAGAACTGGAGTCCCGAAAGGGTAAGAGTCGTCCACGATCCGGTCAACGAGTGCGTTTGTTTTATCTACTCGGCGGCGGAGAAGAACGCTTCGACCTATTGGGTGTCTCATATCCTCTGTTTTATGCTCCGCAACGAAACGTGGAGTCCTTTGATGGTCATCGAATCCACCACTCAGGATATGGTCATCACCGGCGCGGCGACCGTAAACAACAAGTTTGAATTTATCGCGGGCGGCAGGGACGGAGTTGGCGGCGTGACCGCCAAGACCTATCGCTTCGACGCGGGTTCGGCGTCGGTCGCTTATTCTGCCGGTTGGCAGTTCACGGACGCGGGCAGCGAAGACCGTCCGAAGACGATCAAACGGGTGATGATTACCGGCAAGTTCACGAGCGCCAACTACGGACTGCACGGCGCGGAAGCGGGCGAGGTGATAGATGTCGCCGCTCTCGAAGCGGGTAACTCAGGCTCGAAGACCGGCGCGGTCACGATCCCCGCGTCATCGAGCATCACGACCTACGCCTCGTCCGACATCCGGCTGGACAATCAGATGGTCTTTACTCCGTGCATCGCGGGAACGTGGGACGGGACGGGATTAAGGGACAGGATCGACGAGATCACGACAACGGTGCTCGTCAAAGGAAGCAGGAAGTAATGCGAGATAACTACGAAACGTCGCCGGATTTGATCGCCACACGCGGACGGGCGAGACGCAATCAATCCACACTCAGCATCGAATTGGGTCTGGTCGAGCGCCAATCCCCGCCGTCCACCTCGTCCTCCAGTACATCGTCGAGTCCGACGGGCGCAGGGTCGATTGTCGGGGGACTGTCGGGCGGCACAGTACCGGGCAGAGGCGCTTGCTTTACCGGCGAAACTCTGGTCGGACTGAGCGAACCGCGACCGATCATCTCCTTACAGCCGGGAGATTATACGGACGCTTTCAACTTCGATTATAACGACATCGGAAAATGTCTGATCCTTCAAAAGTTCACCCACACGGTCACGGAACTATTGCGCGTGGAATTGCCCGATACGGCGCTATACGTGACCCGTGAGCATCCTTTCTGGGACGGGAAGGAGTTTACCGCCATCGGCAGATTCAAGGCGGGAGACAGCGTTTTCGGCGAGGCGGGTGAAATTACCATCGTCTCCATCGTCCCGATTGTTTTCAGTACGCCGATCACCGTTTACAACATCGAAACCACGTTCCGGAACTACTACGCGAACGGGTTTTTGGCTCACAACTTGAAGTCACCCGAAGACCTGTAATGCCCGACATCAAGCTATCAGACAAGGAAAAGGATAAGGACGACCTGCTGACCGCGTGGCGGTGGGCGGACGACGCGCCGGAGTGGTTCAAAGACACTCAAAATGCGTGGAAAGAGGGGTTTGATGAGTTTTTAAGGGCGGAGAACGAGCTTGTCTTCGGAATTTATGACACAGACCTATTTTCGATGGT